AGCGGATAAGGTGAATGATGATGAAAGAGATAAAAAGAATGTCAGACCTAAAGCCTGGTTATGTATACGCAACTTGCTGGAAAGACCATAAGTACTCGTCAAGAGAGAATACGCTAGCATATACGAAGGTTTTAAGTACAAGCACAGAAACCAAGAGCGGAGAGCTGGTTAAGACGGGCAGCGGCAATTTATGTTTTTCTAAGCTGAGATGGTTTGGCCCGCTAGGCTTTTTTCCGCCAAAGATTTACGACCCAGACCCGAAGAAAGCAAGCACAAGAAAAATGCCAAGAAAGCAAGAAATTGCAGATTATTGGTTGCCGATATTACAGAGAATGGGGTTGGAGATAGATAACGAGCTGTCTTTAAATATACAGTGCTTTACTTGCGGGAGGTATGGGCCAAAGTTGGAGCGATGTCATATTAGAGCCAGGTGCGAAGGCGGAAGCGACGAAGTTAAAAACCTTCATATTTTATGCGGCTCCTGTCACGAAGAGTCTGAATTTTTAAACGGAAAGAAATACTGGAAGTGGTACAGGCATAAAAGAACGGTAGGCTTTTATGAGGTTCTAAAGCAGGATACAGCAATACACTCAATCTAAAAATGTGTGTAGTATCTAAACAAGGTAAATACTACCCATCTGAGTAGGCTTTTTTTTAAGAAATGTGGACTATTCTACAGTTTTGTAGGAGTTCGCATTATGAAGCAAGATATTATCTTACATTTATTTTATATCTGTTTGTTTTTACGGTATATTGAGTATTTTATAAACTTAACTTTATGGAGTAAAAAATGCCGTCAGGTAATAGAAAAAAGCCTAAAAAGGTCAAACGACCCCGGCCAAAATGAAGTACTTTGGTATTCTCGCTATGTGGCTAGGCGTCTACCTTTTGTCAAAAGGCTTGGATAGCTCCGGTGTTGGGTTTTTCTCAATACAAGCGGCATGGTCTCTAATGCTGATTATTATCGGGCTGGCGTTTTATCCATCGTTGTTTGTGGTTACTCTCTCAACGTTAGAGCTGTCAGCCATTATCGTTCACTTAGGCGCGGCTATTGGCTTTGCGTGGGAGACAAACCTGTTTTATACTCAATGGGAAGCACTACTACATCGAATAGACGTCATGTGCATAATAGCTTTTATAATCTGGTTTCCGTATAGTGGAGCATTATCAGGATTTCTACGAGCTTGGGATTATATTCACGCTTATTTGTCAAGGCTGTTTTGCGGTTTATCGAATAGGAGTAGCACTTAATGCAGCAAGGAATAAAGACCGCAACCGGAATAACAGCGGGGACAGCCACCGTAACCCCTAACGAAACCTACGAAAAAATACCCGAAATAGGCAACTACCTAGCCAACCATGCGCCACTTGATCTAGGTTTATTGAGCTATGCGGAATACATAAAGATAATAGGCGCTATTTATATTATAATTCTAAGTATTGGCTACGTGCATAAAGGCGTGGTATGGTTTAAAAAGCTACTGAAAGAGAAGCAAAAGCAGTATAATTGATTCACGTGGAACAATGGGGGGCGATAATGGGTAGACCTAAATCCGAATACAAAGACTTTATAAAAGAATCCCCAAACTTTGAGGACGACGCTATAGCCCTATATACACAAGGGGCAAGCGATGTAGAGATACGAGCCATGATACACGGCTTACGCGGTACATTTTCTTGCGACCTTTGGAATAGGTGGATGGATGAAGAAGAGCAATTTTCGATAACCATAAAAAGAGGCAGAATGCTAGCTCAATCATGGTGGGAAAGAAACGGCAGAACAAACCTTGAGAATAATCAATTCAGCCCGACTTTGTGGTATATGAATATGAAGAACCGTTACGGATGGGCAGACAAGCAAGAGATAACAGGCAAAGACGGTAAAGACTTATTACCCGAAAACGCATACACTGAGCAAGAGCTGATAGAAGAGGCAAAGCGCCGGGGCTTAGTATTCTCTGATGACCCTCCCTTTACAGACTGACCAAGTATTAGAGGGCGTATGGGTAACAAAAGCCCGGCGTAACTTCTATTTTTTCATATGCTACATAAACCCAAATATAAAACAGGGATGGTGGCAGGAGAAAATATGCAACGAGCTACAAGCCTTTTATGTTGACCTTTTTAAAGGGCTACGGCCTAAGCTGGTTATCCAGGCACCGCCTCAGCATGGTAAATCTGAAATGGTCGTATTATTCCTGGCTTGGGTATTTGGCTGCAATCCTGATTTGCGTACTATTTATGCTAGCTATTCTGAGCGCCTGGGCATTAGGGCTAATCTCAGATTACAGAGAGTACTTGACTCACCACGGTATAAAAGGATATTTCCGGAAACATCAATAAATGTTACAGGTAACGTAACCTCAAGCCAGCAAAAGCTACGCAACCGCGAGATAATAGAAATGATTGGCCGCGAGGGTTATTTTAGAAACACCACCGTAAGAGGCTCGATAAACGGTGAAGGCTTAGACCTTGGCGTAATTGATGACCCCATAAAAGGCCGAGAAGAGGCGGGATCTGCAAGAGTAAGAGATAAGACTTGGGATTGGTTCTTAGACGACTTTTTTTGCCGCTTTTCTGATAATGCCGGGTATATAGTGGTGCTCACACGCTGGCACGTAGATGACCCCGTAGGCCGAATGCAAGCCCATTTTGGCGACGATCTAAAGACAGTCAGCTACCCAGCCATAGCCACACAAGACGAAGAACACCGCAAGGCAGGCGAGCCGCTATTCCCTGAGCTGAAGAGCTTAGAATTCTTATTAGAGCGCAAAAAGGTAATGTCTAGCACTGGTTGGGAGTCTCTCTACCAGCAAAACCCTATAATACCTGGTGGTGAGATAATACGAGGCGAATACTTTGGGCGTTATACGGTCGTGCCAAAACTCAAATACCGCAAGATATTTGCCGACACCGCTCAAAAGGTAAAGCAGCATAACGATTACTCAGTGTTTGAAGAGTGGGGGCTGGGTGAAGATGGCAAACTGTACCTAATTAACTTAATGCGTGGCAAATGGGAAGCGCCAGAACTAACGCGTAGAGCGATTGATATGTGGAGCCTCGCCAATAGTCGAGACGTTGCCACCTTTGGCCGTGTGAGAAAATTATGCGTTGAGGATAAATCGTCCGGCACCGGTCTAATACAAGACCTTAAACGAAACCACCGAATACCGATTGAGGGCATACCGCGACACATTGACAAAAAAACCAGGGTAGACGATGTGCTTGGGTATATTGAATCAGGTTATGTTATGATCCCAGAGCAGGCGCATTACGTACACGATTTTATAACCGAGTGTGAGTCTTTTACGGCTGACGATTCTCACGCTTTTGACGACCAAGTAGACCCGTTATGTGATGCTATTTCTGATATGCTAACCCGCAAGTCGAGAGGCTTTTTCACTGTATGAAATGGTTTAAAAAAAAGGAAACTGAGAAGCGGGAAGCGCCTGAAAAGGACATACCCCGCAATCGTGACGAGTTCTCTACTAATCTGCCTCAATTGCAGGCGGCACAGGTTCAAGCAAAACTAGCCGAACTCTATAAAGCACCAGACCTAAAGCCCGTCAATGCTGAGGGTATGGCGGTAGATTCTAAAGACTACGCCATGGATAGCTGTACCGGCTTTAGTTTCTCTAATATGAGAATGGAAGCCATAGCACCTATACAGCTTGATTGGTTTGGCTCTCAGACGTTTATAGGGCACCAGGCTTGCGGCATTATTGCCCAGCATTGGCTTGTTCAGAAAGCGTGTGATATGCCAGCTAGAGACGCTATACGCAACGGCTACGAGCTAACCTTTAACGGGGGTGAGGGTGAGATAAATCCAGAGATAAAAGAGAAAATCAGGAAGCTGGACAAAAAATACAAGATTAATAAGAGTATGCGCGAGTATGTTAAGTTTGGCCGCGTGTACGGTATACGAGTGGCTTTGTTTTCGGTTGACATTAAAGACATCAAGAAAAAGAAAGAATATTACGCCAAGCCCTTTAATATAGATGGGGTTAAGCCCGGTACCTATAACGGTATTGTGCAGATTGACCCCGAATGGATAACACCAGAACTAGACCTGAGAGCGTTAAACGACCCTACATCCGCGCACTTTTACGAGCCTACATTCTGGCGAACCGCTAACGGCTTACGCATTCACCGCTCCCATTTAAGTATCTTTGTAAACGGTGAAGTAACCGACATGCTAAAACCTATGTATCAGTATGGCGGGGCGTATCGGTATCTCAAAAAATATTCGAGCGCGTGTATGCTGCTGAAAAGACAGCCAACGAAGCCCCGCAATTAGCTCTTACCAAAAGAACAACCGTATTAAGGGTTGATATGGATGCTGCCACTGCTAACCCTCAGCCATTCATAGCCAAGTTAAAAGACTGGGTATTTTTCCGTGATAATTTCGCGGTTAAGGCTATCGGTCTTGATGAAGACGTAGACCAGAAAGACACCAGCCTTGCCGACCTTGACGCGGTTATTATGACCCAGTACCAAATAGTGGCGGCCATTGCTAACGTACCGGCCACTAAGCTACTAGGCACCGCGCCTAAAGGTTTTAACTCTACCGGTGAGTATGAAGAAGAGAGCTACCGCCAAGAGCTAGAGAGCAT